CAGCAACTTTGATGATCATGCCCAAGTCACTGGCCGCGGTTTTCAGGTCGAACCGCGCGTTGGCGAGTCCGTCGTCACCAAAGATGACGCCGATGGACTCAAACGCTGCCGCTGGAGTCAGACCAGCGTTGCGTGCTGCGGCGTATTGTGTGAACGCGCCAGACCAGCAGTTGCAATCGGTGGTGTCTGATTTGCCGCTCAAATTCATGGACCCGGATGCGAATTTCATGCGCTTTCCGAGCTCAGTGAAAAGAGGCAGCTTGATCACGCGGTTAGTGTTGCGAGAAAGAGCTGCGTCAATTGCGGCGTGATGTTCCTTCGAGTAAGCCGATCGAACGTGGTGGCCATATTGTGCGACGTTGAAGGGCCCGTGTGTTCCGTCCATCTTGCTGAAATCCGTGTCGCAAGTGGGACCATCGACTGATCTTACGAAGTTGGTCACCGCCTTAGCGGTGTACTCCGGTGTTAAGCCGACGATGTACGGGGTTTTGACACATGGGTCACCATCAATCCTCTTTATGGCATTAGCCTTGTGCCAATCCTTAAGCGGGAAGGTGAAACGCGCAACCAAGATGAGTGTCTCGACCTCAACCGGAAAAATTAACCGGGAGGGAGCTTTCTTCTTCAGCGCGCCTTCAGTGACTTCCTTTTTCAAGAAAGCCATGACAGCTTCAAGCTTTTCGGGTAGGAGGCGCAACTCGTTGGCCAGGTACCGACGGGTTTTGGTCGGCGTGTTGGCGAGACGAGTGATTGCCTCCTGACGAGTGAGTGGAGTGAGCTTTTGCTCAGTTGCTGGAAACATCAACGAGTTGAATTCTTTCGCATAATCCACGTACTTGTCGGGCACTTTGGCCACGTTCTTCACATCCTCGACACGCTCTTTCACGGCAGCTGCGGCATTGTCTGCATGTGCAGTCGCCGCGGTGGCAGGGGTGACGAGAGGTGGTGCAGCTAAGCTAGCAAACGGAGTCCCGGGATCATTAATGGGACCACGAGTGAAGTTTACGGGGTCACTGATTTCAGTGGGTGCACGTGCGGCTTGAGCCAGGATGTACTTCTGACCATCAGTCAGACGTTCACCACAGTTTTCAGCTACACACGCAACTCCACCGACTCCAGGCGTCTGCGTCACGCCAAGATGGTATAGAATAGCGTCCCAAGTCGACTGTTTAATAGTGACTTCGGATCCGTCTGCAGTGTGCAAACGGGTGCTAACCATGACATCGAGCGTTGCAGGATCAACCGATCTTAGCTGGACAATTGTCTTGTTGGATGTGATGCCGACGCGCTTCAACTCAGGTATCTTGAAGCCG